GCCGAGGGGGTTCGCAAGATGGCGAGTGTTAAGCAGCAGCAGTTTCAACAGGAGCGTTTCGCAAAGACATGGGCAGATAATTTCAACAAGTTGTCCGAGAAGGAGACTTGGTTGAAAGATCAGTCCAGTCCCGAATACAAGCGCACTGCTGAGTTGTTGCAGCGCATTCCGATTCTTACGACATTGCCCAATGGTCTTGCTCACGCGGTTGAACTGATGAAGCTGCAAAATACCGCTGGCAAAGCTCAGTCGCTTGAGAGCGAGAACAAGGCTCTCAAGGAACAGTTGGAAAAGCTCCAGCAGAAGACCGCCATTGGGAAGAGCATTCCGGCAGGACAACTCAAAGCCGAGGAGAAGGATTTCTCTCGGCTGTCCCTCAAGGAGCAGAGGGAGGCACTCATGCGAGCGTCACGAGAGTTCGACCGGGAAGCAGCCTAAGGCACAACCACAACTGAAATATGCCAGTCACGACCTCAACTACGCTTACTAACCAGTTCCAGACGTACTTCAGCAAAGAGCTGCTTACTCTGGTTCAGCAAGAGACGATCCTCGATCAGTTCGCCATGAAAAACCCGATTCCCAAGAATCAGGGTTATGCTGGCGCGAGCCAGAAATTGGCCATGTTCCGATTCGGGCCCCCGAGCATCAGCGGTGTCCAGTCGTTGGGTGAAGGTACGGCCATCGCCTCGGCCAACTACCGTGCTCTCGCGCTGAACAAGCTCGAAAAGGGCCTCACTCAGTACGGTCAGGTCATCGGCCTCACGGACATCCTCCGCGCCACCGACCTGTTCAACAGCTTGCAGCAGGCCACCAAGACCTCTGGTCTGGACATGGCCCTCTGGGTTGATTCCGTGATCCGCAACACCCTGATCGGCTCCAACCTCACGGCCAGCGGTTCCTCGATCGGTTCCGCCGCCGAGGGTGGTGGCACGTTCGACAACTCGGATGCCTGTAACACCGCCGCCGCTTCCGGTGGCATCAAGGTGTACGGCAACCCGGCCACGCTGACCACGCAGACCTTCTCTGCGCTGAACAGCGACACGACCGCTGCCAACACCACGATGACCGCTTCGGCTGTCCTCGACTCCATGACCCGGCTGAAGCGCAACCGCGCCCCGCTGATCAATGGCGGCTACGTCCTCGCCACCGATCCCCGCGTTGCCCGCGACCTGATGCGCGACAGCGACTGGTTGAACGCCTCCAACTACGGCAACAAGGGTACCCCGTTCTACAAGGGCGAGGTCGGCTCCATCTACGGTTGCCGTGTCGTCATCCAGACCAACTCGTTCGTCAGCACCGGCTCCGGTACCGCTGGCGATGAGTTCGTCTATCAGGCCACCCCTGCCGGTGGCGGTCTGGCGGTCAGCAAGGACATCATCGCTTCGTTCTTCTTCGGCAACGAGGCGTATGGCATTCCTCATCTGACCGGTGATGATCCGCTCTCCCCGAAGATCGTGATCACCGACACCCCGGACAAGAGCGACCCGCTGAACCAGCTCGTCACGGTCGGCGTGAAGCTCTTCTTTGGTGCCATGCGTCTGGCCGCTGGTAACACCGGTTCCACCGGCAACCCGGTCTGGTACCTGGTGCATCGCACGAAGACCTCGACCACGCTGTAATGAAACCCAAGACGGCCACCATCATGGTGATCGCCGTCAGCCCAAAGGGGCATCATCGAGCAATCGGTGGTGCCCCTTCTCATTCCGCTTGCGGATGCGAAGAGGCTGACAACAATGCGCCCATGATTTCGATTCCTATCGAGGCTCTCTCCACCGACATGGAGGATGGCGAACAGGCCATGCCCGAGGTCGGTGATGAGGTTGTTCTGGATGATGTTCGCGGTGTACTGAAGAAGCTCGACAACGGAGAAGCCTACATCGAGATCCGTAGCGTCAACGGCATGCCAGCCGAGTACGAGTCCAAGGAGGACAAGAAAGAGATGGCCGGCCCCATGGACAAAGAAGGCATGCGTAAGATGGCCGAGGAATACGACAGCGAGATGGAGGGCTAAGATGCCGATCTACACCTTCGAGAACAAGGGCCGGTGCATCGAGCATATCGCTCCGATGGGAACCGATTCCATTGTGATCAAAGGGGAACGCTGGACGAGGCAGCCGGTGGCCCGCTTCGGGGTCACCGGTTTTGCCCGCGAGGCCGAACTCAAGGATCATGTGAAGAAAGGGTTCAGCCGGTTGGAGGATCGGCAGGGCTCGCGCTTCGAGAGTACTTTCACCAAGAATCAGATTCGGAAGATTTGGGACATATGAGCGACGTATCAAACCAAGCCATTCAGTATTCGATGGGAGTTGCCGGTGGCCGACTCGTGCAGGACACGGCCAGCTACACCGGTCCGTTCGTTGCGCTGACGTTCCTCGCTCCGACCGTGGTTTCCAGCATCAGCGGGGCGAACATCGTGGGAACCTTTTCGAGCGTGACGATCCCGGCAGGTGTGACGATTCAGGCCCCGATCAACAGCTTCCAGCTTTCCAGCGGTGTGGTGTGGGCCACGAATGGCGTGATCCAGTCCTGATGACCTGTGACTACCCTGGCTCTAGGAACTCGGTTGGCATCGGTGGGTGGCGGTGGCGTCACTCCGATCGATCCTCCGATCCTGCGCCGGGACCTGTTGCAGGAGGACGACTTCTTCGTCCTGTTGGAAGACGCGAGCAAGATCGTTCTCAGTCTTGGAACCTATGATCGAATTGCCACCGAGCAGGGCACTGATCTGCTCCTCACCGAAGATTCAAGCAAGTTCATTCTAACCGTTTATTGATATGCCCGACACGAAGATCACAGCACTTACGGCACTGACTGCGGCTGATCCCGCGAATGATGTGCTTCCGATTGTCGATGTGAGTGACACGACAATGGCGGCTTCTGGTACTACCAAGAAGATCAGCATCAACAATGTTCTTGGTTGTTCCGGCACCGCCACGCTCGCCTCCGCCACCATCACCGGCGCGGCTTCTGCGGCCAGTTTGACTGTTACCGGAGCAACAATTCCGACCAACGGTCTTTACCTTCCGACCACCAACACGCTGGAGTTCGCGGCGAATAGTTTGGCTCAGTACCGCATCGCCCCGCTCGGCGTGTTTTCTTGGTACGACGGCGCAGGCGGCACTCGGATGACCCTCAACTCCACCGGCTTGGGCGTGGGGGGAAGTGTTCTTGCCAAGATTTCTGCGTATCTCACCAGTACGGCAACGTACAACTCAGCCGCCGCTGGCGACGACACGGATTTCCAGATCAGTCGAGTCAACAACTCGACGGTTTCCGGACAATCTTCCACCATTGCGCTCAACTCATCCTCAGACAATGGCGCAAATGTGGCTCGCGTTTATCTGACTTGTGTTCAGGAATCCAACGCTTCATACGCAAGCTCTTTCACAGTCAAGACCCGCACCGCAGCCGGAACTAGCGCAGAACGTCTCCGCATCGACTCCTCCGGCAACGTCGGCATCGGGGTTACGCCGAGTGCGAGATTCCATTCAAAAAGCTGGTGCGGTAACACAGGGTGGAATCATCGAAACCTCAGGAGCGAATGCTCTTCTCTCGTTTGCTGATGCTGGCACTAGCAGCTACACCCGAGTCCAACTCGGATCTAGCGGCAACAATCTGGCGGCATTTATTCAATTCGGTTCAGGCGATGACGCTGGACTCCTCCGGCAACCTCGGCATCGGGGTTACGAGTCCTACGTCTCAACTTACCGTTGGTTCTGGTGGAACAGCAAATCCAGCGGCAACGGTTGCATTTCATAAATCTACCAGCGACGAATACAGGCTAAAACTAACATCAAGCACGTTCAACGCCGCTGGAAAATGGATAGGGCTTGGACTTGGCTATTCTTCTGACTACATGAAGATGGCCATTATTGCTGAAGCAAAAGATACCAACGCAAGAGGGAACCTGTATTTTGCTCTCAATAATGATGCTACTAGTCGCAAACGCCAGTATTGCAGATGCAAAAATGACACTCAAATCAACAGGACAAGTCCGCTTCGTCCCTCTCGCTGCCGATCCTTCCGGTGCTGAAGCTGGCGACGTCATACTACAACAGCACCAGCAACAAGCTGAAGTGCTACAACGGAACCACTTGGAACGACCTCTTCTAATCATGAACATCTCTTGGATCATCGAACGCCTATTGGTCAAGCCGACCGAAGGCAGTCTCACCGATGTCGTCATCACCGCCGACTGGAGGTGCAACGGCTCGCAGGAC